GAGGCGAAGTTCATTGACTATGACAAGCTCAAGGACGAGACGCTCCCTGCCAACGGCGGCATCAGGTCGTTCTTCGGCAGCCGCTCGTTCAACCATTCGATAATGATACTCAGCGACATGCCGCAGACCAAGAAAGGTTCGTGGTTCCTGCATTACCGCGAGAAGATGGATGTCGAGCTGATTGAGGCAATCAAAGCCGCCGTCTACGAGATTTGGCGCATCAAGCAGCGCATCAAATCCTTGCGCAGTTCCCAATTGCCTGTCCCAAACCACCTGCGCAAGCAGCTCCGGCACCTCGACAAGCGGCTCAACCAAATGCGCTCGGTAGCCGTCTACTACAAGGAGTATTCCTCTATCGAGAACCTGCAGCTGCTCGGCGAGGGCTACATCAAACAGATGAAGCGGGACCTTACGCCGCTCACGTTCCAGACCTCTATTCTCTGCCAGCGCATAGGCATAGCCAAGGACGGCTTCTATTCCTCCATGAAGGAGCGGCATAAGTACAACGCCGACGACATCGCGGCACTTGATGAAGCATGGCGGCAGTTCGCCGCCTCGCCGGATTCTCTCGACTCTCCACCCTCGACTCTCGACTGTTCACGTTGCGATAGCGACGTGAACCCCGAAGCTCCGCTGTGCATCGGCATGGACTACAATGCAAACATCAACTGGATAGTCTGCGGACAGCCGTCAGGCAGACGGCTCAACGTGGTCAAGTCGTTCTACGTCAAGTTCGAGCGCAAGCTCCCGGAACTTGTCGCCGACTTCTGCGCCTACTATGCCGCACACCGCAACAAGACGGTCGTGTTCTACTACGACAGCACCGCCCTCGGCGGAAACTATGCCGTCAACGACCAGGACTTTCGGTGGGTGATCATCCACGAGTTCGAGCGGCACGGCTGGCGCATCGAAGACGTGTACCTCGGCAACCCGATGCGGCACGATGAGAAGTATCTCCTCATCAACCAGGGCTTCGCCGGTAAGCAGCGGCTCATGCCGTTCTTCAACCGTCAGAACAACGACGACCTCATCCTCGCCATTCAGTCCGCAGGTGTCGCACGTGGCCGCCTCGGCTTCCGCAAGGACAAAGCCGGTGAGAAACTCGCCGAAACCGAGGAAGACCTCCTCGAGCACCGCACCGACGGCACGGACGCTTTCGACACCCTCTACATCGGCTGCGAGAAATTCCCGTACCGCGAGAGCGTTAGCGTCCCGATGTCTGGAATTTTGTAGCAATTGCGATTATGCCAACCGCCATTGCAGTATCTTGTATGCAAAAAATATGACCCAATGACTTCTATAAAAGTAAAGTTCCGTCCCTCCACTGTCGCTGCCAATGAGGGCACAATCTACTATCAGATTATCCGCGAGAGAAAGGTGCGGCAGCTTCTCTCCAACTACAAGGTGTTCCCCTACGAATGGGACGATAACCGCTCAATGGTTATCACTTCACAGCAAAGCGAGCGCAAGCCGCTCATATCGTCTATACGTGAGCGCATCCGCTGGGATGTTGAACGCCTGACCAAAATAGACCGAAAGCTCGATGCTGACGGACTGGCGTATACTGCGGACGACGTGATTGACGAGTTCAACCGCTACTCGCGTGAATACTCTCTGTTCAACTTTATGGAGAGCATCATCATAAAGCTGAAGCAGAACGGCAAGACAAGGACTTCGGAGACTTATTTCGTGACACTCAACAGCTTCAAAAAGTTCCGAAACGGCGAGGACATAATGCTTGATAGCCTCACCTCTGAGGTTATGGAGGCTTACGAGGCATGGCACAAGCAACGTGGAATTGCTCCGAATACCATTTCTTTCTACACTCGTATCCTCCGTGCTGTTTATAACCGCGCAGTGGAGCAGGACATCATCGAAAACCACAATCCGTTCCGGCACGTCTACACAGGCGTTGACAAAACGGTCAAACGCGCTCTGCCGCTGGCGACGATAAAGAAAATCAAGGCACTCGACCTTTCGTTGACACCCGCGTTGGACTTTGCTCGCGATATGTTTATGCTTAGCTTCTACCTCCGGGGTATGAGCTTCATCGATATGGCATTCCTCAAAAAGACTGATTTGAGAAACGGCTATGTCTCCTATCGCCGCCGCAAGACCAACCAGCAGCTGATTATAGAATGGACGATAGAAATGCAGATGATTCTTGACAAGTACCCTGAAAACGCTTCTGAATATCTCCTTCCAATAATCCGCAACCCCTCAACGAATGAACGATGCACATACCGAAATGTCGGTTACAACATCAATCGCAATTTGAAACACATTGCAGAAATGGTTGGCGTGCAGATGCCGCTGACTCTCTATGTCGCACGCCACAGCTGGGCATCCGCTGCTAAGGCTAAGGGCATACCTGTCTCCGTGATAAGCGAGGGAATGGGACACGACTCCGAGACCACAACACAAATCTACCTTGCAAGCCTTGACACGTCTGTTGTTGATAGGGCGAACTCCCTTATTCTGAAATGCCTTAAATAGCAGACTGGAACTACACTGTCCCCTAAAACAAATAAGAACCTCAAGCCCGAGCGGCTCTGAGGTTTCTTTGTTTAGCAATCGTCCAAATCTCTTGATGAGAGTGCAACATTAGTAGACAATGATTTGGCAGTAAGAGGATTATGCTAAAATCAATTAGGCCGTTGCTAAACAAATCTCAATTCTCTCGCAGGAGACCATATTCGATCTCTGTGAACGTATCAATGAGAATTTGGTAAAAATCAAAGGGTAAGCCCTGATTTATCAGCGATTTTTTATAACTTTGCAATCCCATAGGCATCTCTCATCAAATGATGCCTGCCAAGACAATATGACATTTCAAGACGTACTCAACATATTTCGGTCTAAATCCTTCTCCGAACACGACAAAGGAACTCAGTTTGAACGCTTGATGCGCTCATGGCTGCTTTCCGACCCTCGGTATAATATGCTTACCGAGGTTTGGCTTTGGGAAAATTTCCCCGGACGCAAGGACTTCGGCGGCAAAGACACCGGCATTGACCTTGTGGCGAAAACTGAATCCGGCGAGTATTGGGCTGTACAATGCAAGTGTTACAGCGAAAACGCCGTGATTGACAAGCCTGCTGTTGATTCGTTCTTGGCAACGTCAAGCCGCACTTTCATTGACGAGACCTCCTTTCAGACGGTCTCTTTCTCCAAACGTCTGTGGATAGCGACCACCAACCGATGGGGCAACAATGCCGAAGAAGCCATCAAGAACCAACAGCCGCCTGTTTCTCGTGTCGGTCTGTTCGATCTTGAACATTCTTCGGTAGACTGGGAGAAACTGATGCAGGGCTTGACCGGCTACAACGCGCAGCTGCCCGGAAAGCAGCCTCGCGAGCACCAGCTCCGCGCCATTTCAGAAGCCAACAAGTATTTTCAGGAAAATGACCGGGGCAAGCTCATCATGGCTTGCGGCACAGGAAAGACTTACACCGCCCTTAAAATTGCCGAGACTATGCTCTCTGACAAAGGGCTTGTGCTGTTCCTAGTACCCTCCATTTCCCTGCTCGGTCAGACGCTGAACGCTTGGCACTCTGATGCGACAAAGCCAATCAAGGCTATCTGCATCTGCTCGGACAGCAAAGCCTCGCGCCGCATAAAGAAAGACTTTGACGACACTGATGATTCTGTTGTTGATCTCGCCGTCCCGGCTTCTACCAACCCGAAACAGATTGCGAAGCAACTGCGACAATATCGTTCCCATGAAGGATTGACTGTCGTATTCTCGACTTATCAATCTATCGATGCTGTCTACGAAGCGCAGCTTGAAACGCTCAAAGAAACGTCCAACCAGTACGGCGTTTTCGACCTTATCGTATGCGACGAAGCGCACCGCACGACTGGCGTTAAGCTGTCCGACCACGACGAAAGCAGCTTCACCAAAATTCATAACGCGGATTATATTCGCGGCAAGAAACGCCTATATATGACGGCGACACCGCGCCTGTATGGCAGCAGTGCCAAATTGAAGGCTTCCGAAAAAGACGCAATACTTTGCTCTATGGACGATGAAAACCTGTACGGCAAGGAGTTCTTCCGCGTCAATTTCTCTTACGCTGTCGAACACGGTCTGCTTACCGACTACAAAGTCCTCGTGCTTACGGTCAACGAGGAGGATTTGCCCGAAAGCGTTGCCGCCGACATCAAAGACCCCAACCACAAGGAATTGAACTTTGACGACACCTCAAAACTTATCGGTGTCATCAACGGTCTGTCAAAAGTCATTCGCGGCGACAACCATGCTACTTGGGAGCAAGACCCTACGGTGATGCACCGCGCTATTGCTTTCTGTGCGTCTATTGGAGATAAAACCAAAGCCGGGACTTCTGTGAATACCGCAGAGGTGCTTCCCAAAATTTGCGAGAAATACAGGGAAAGCATTGACCCGGAGGAACGTGAACACATTGTCGAGGTCTCGGCTCGGCACATCGACGGCTCGATGAACTCGCAGATGCGCAACGAGCAGCTGGCTTGGCTCGCCGAAGAAAACCTCGATGAAAACGAATGTCGCGTCCTCACCAATGTTCGGTGTTTGTCCGAGGGCATAGACGTTCCTGCCCTCGATGCCGTCCTGTTCCTTTCGTCCCGAAACTCGCAGGTCGATGTCGTGCAGTCTGTCGGACGTGTCATGCGCAATTTCCGAAAGGGTCAGGACGGAGAGAAACGGTACGGCTATATCATTATCCCGATTGTTGTCCCGTCAGACGTGAAACCCGAAGACGCGCTGAACAACAACGATTATTTCAGCGTCGTATGGAACATTCTCAACGCACTCCGCTCTCACGATGACTGCTTCAATGCCGAGGTCAATAAAATTGCCCTCAACAAGAATAAAACAGGGAAAATCGTTGTCGGCGGCCCCGGCATAGGACATAATGCCGTTTCCGACAGCCAAGACCGACGCGACGCTCAGACGCTCGATGACGCGGAAGTCGCGCGGCAGCTCGCTCTACGTTTCGATGAGATGCAGGGCGGAATATACGCCAAACTCGTAGAGAAGTGCGGAGACCGCCTCTATTGGGAAAACTGGTCTAAGAAAGTGGGGCTGATAGCTCGTAAGTTTATCGAGCGTATCGCCAAACTGATTAAAGACTATCCGCACATCGATGCCGAGTTCAAGGTTTTCGTCAAGGGGTTGCAGGACAATCTTAACCCCTCTGTCGATAACGGTCAAGCGGTCGAGATGCTGGCTCAACATCTCATTTCTCAGCCTGTGTTTGATGCGTTGTTTGCCGACTATAATTTCGTAAACAACAATGCCGTCAGCCGCTCGATGCACAAAATGATTGTGCTGTTGGAGAAAGAGGGCGGTTTCAAGAAAGATACTGCCGAATTGGACGAGTTCTACAACTCTGTACGTGTCAATGTCGGCAATATCGATAACCTCGAGGGGAAGCAGACTATCATCAAGAACCTCTATGAGAAGTTCTTCAAAGGTGCTTTCCCCCTCACCGTTGAGAAACTCGGCATTGTCTATACCCCGGTTGAGTGCGTTGACTTCATTATCCATTCAGTCAACGACATTCTCAAACGGGAATTCGACTGCACCGTCTCCGATGAGAACGTGCATATCCTCGACCCGTTCACCGGAACAGGCACGTTCATTACTCGCTTGCTCCAATCCGGGCTTATCAGGCCCGAAGACATGGAACGCAAGTACCTGAATGAGATACACTGCAACGAAATAGTTCTGCTCGCATACTATATTGCCGATGTCAATATCGAGGCTGTGTACCACGACATTATGCATCCTGAC